CTTCAGGACTTACTGAAGCTCTAACCCAATCGAATAGCTCGCTGGGAAGCGACCTGTTCCCTTAGATGGACCTTTAATCAATGACCGACACGACTTACGCGACTGGACTTCGCGTCCAGCAGTGGGAGAGTGATTTCTTCCGCGAATACCTCCACGACGGTGGCTTCAAGGCGCTCATGGGCACCAACGAAGCCTCGGTGATCCAGGTCAAGGAAGACCTGACCAAGAAGTCCGGCGACTCGATCACCATCGCCCTCGTCAACCGCCTGACCAACTCGGCTGTCACGGGTTCTTCGACCCTTGAGGGCAACGAGGAGGACTTGGCCTCGCGCTCCATGCGCATCTACGTGGACAAGCGCCGCAATGCGGTTCGCGTCTCGGAGATGAACGAGCAGACCTCGGCGATCTCGCTTCGTGAAGCGGCCCGCCCGACCCTGCTCGACTGGATGATGGAGGACACTCGCGACCTCATCATCACCGCGCTTGGCTCGATCAACGGCGTTTCGTTCACCGCTTCGACCGAAGCGCAGCGCGATGCGTGGTTGGTTGATAACAGCGACCGCGTTGTGTTCGGTGCTGCCCCTGCTGGTCTGACCGATATGTCGGCTGACCTTGCGCTGCTCGACACCACCGCCGACCTGTTCAATGCCACCGCTCTCGACGCGATGATCCTGAAGGCGAAGACTGCCTCGCCCAAGGTCCGCCCGATGCGCGACCCCGGCAACGGCAAGCGCTACTACGTGGCGTTCGCTCACCCGGCGGCGTTCAAGAACCTGCGCGATAGCCTCGACACCGAGGTGCTGGCTTCGACGGTCGTGGAGGCCCAGGCTTCCAAGCTGTTCGAGGGCGGCGACATCATGTGGAATGGTGTCATCGTCAAGGAAGTCGATAACCTTCCGGTCTACCTCAACCTTGGCGCTTCGGCGACCACCGAGGTTACGCCGGTTTACCTGTGCGGTGCCCAGGCGCTGGCGATTGCTTTCGCCAAGCGTCCGAAGACCGTCACGGAAATCTTCGACTACGGCGACAAGCACGGTGTGGCTTGTGAGGTCATCATCGGCGTTCGCAAGATCATCTTCGGCAAGGGCGCGTCCGACACGGACGACCTCGTCGATCATGGTGTGGTCACTGGCTACTTCGCCACGACCCATGCGGGCAACACGGTTGGCATCGCAGCCAGCTAACTAACTGGGGCGGGGTCTTAACGGGCCTCGCCCCTTTTATCTTCAAGCGGGAGGGATGAATGGCGACTTGTCTTGCAATCTGCAATCGTGCGCTGCGCCTTGCCCGTATCGTTGCCATCGGTGACGAGCCATCTTCGAGCGAGCTTGACGAGGCGATGACCGTCCTGCGCTCGTTCTACCAGCGGTTAGCCGATACCGCATTGCGCCCGGACAGCGAAGTCTACGAGACTGAGGACTATACCGCTGACGAGGGCGAACGGATTTATTGCACTGGCACGGTTACGCTCCCCGATCTCATCGAGGACGGGTCGGAGCGCCGCGTGAAGGACTTGGCCTCGGTCCAATACAAGGACGAAACCGAGGACGCTTGGCAGACCTGGATTTCCGACAAGGGGGACTGGGTTCGCATCGACGACCTTGAGGAGAGCGACACCGCGCCGCTGTCGGACCGCAACATGGACGGTCTTAGCTGCCTCGTGGCAATGGAGGTAGCGGGGACGTTCGGCAGCCTAGCCGACATCGACCCGATCACGGTCAAGAAGGCGGCCCGGTTCCAGAGCCAGATGCAGCCGCGCAACGACGACCCGGTCGAGTATTACTAGATGGACCTCGCATTCGGGCTGTCAGCCTACAAGCGGGATCGCGGCAACCTGCCCGAGCTGCCCGTCGTCAACATGTTCGTGGAGAAGGCGACCACCGAGCCGTCACAGGTCGCGCTTCACTCGCGACCGCCCCTCGTCCAGTCCGCCGCCTCGGTTGGGACTGGGGTAGTCAGGGGCATCTTCAAGAAGGACGGGGTGCTTAACGGCTCCGAGTTCAAGGTCGTCGGCTCGCAACTGTTCAAGGACAATGTGCTGGTCGGGACGATCACCGGCTCGGGCCATGTGTCGATGGCGGGCAACGAGATCGGCCTAGCCATTTGCGCTGGGCAGAAGATTCACTTCTACAACGGCACGGCAATGGGCGACGCGGACTTTCCCGACGCCGCCAACGTGGCCAAGGTCGTGACCATTGCGGGGCGGTTCATCGCCATCCGCAAGGACACCGGCAAGTGGTATTTCACGGATGTTCTGGAAAGCGCCCTGGTTGGCGGCATCCTGACGTTCGGCGGCCTGTCCTTCGCCACGGCTGAGAACGAGCCGGACAAGCTGGTGGACATCTGCATTGTCGATGACAAGCTGGTCCTTGGCGGTTCGTCCTCGGTCGAGTTCTGGTCGGAGACGGGGGACGACGAGCTTCCCTACGCCCCAATCGAGGGCATGGTTTACGAGAAAGGCGTCCTCGACACGGGCTGCCTGACCAACATGGATAACAGCGCGGTGTTCGTGTCCGGCGACGGGCTGGTTTACCGCTGCGGCAATGTCCCTGAACGGTTGAGCGATCCGGGCATCGAGGAGCGGCTGGCTAATTCAGCTACTGCCTCGCTGTTTTCGTGGTTCTTCGAGGGCCACGAGATGCTGTCGCTGCGCCTCGCCGCCGAAACGCTGAACTATGACGCACAATCGCAACAGTGGTGCGAGTTCGCCACCGATGGGGAAGACAATTGGGCCGCGACCTGCGCTGCCAAGGGGCCGATCTTCGGCTCCGGGGTGGACGGCAAGACCCTTGAGTTTGGCGATTATGACGCTGGCGAGCTTGGCGGCATTCTGGAGCGCCGGTTCCGGGCTGGTGTCGCTCTTAACGGCGGTGCAATCCGGGTCGATAACATCCGCGTCCGCTGCAACCCCGGACAGGGCGCGCTAGGCACTGAGCCCGTAATTGAAATGCGTCTGTCGCGTGACGCTGGCATGACCTGGGGCAACTGGCGCACCGCCAAGCTCGGGACGCAGGGGGCCTACCGCAAGACGGTCGAGTTCAGGGCTCTCGGGATGTTCGATCATCCGGGGCTGCTCGCCGAGTTCAGGGTCACGGACAACGTGGCTTTCCGGGTGTCCGGGGTGACGATGAACGAACCGGGTGGGGGACGCTCACGATGAGCCGTATGCCGCGCATGGATCGCAACATTGCGATTGTGGGCGCTGACGGCAAGCCGACCGAGATATTCTTCCGCTGGTTTCAGCGTTTCGCCGAGGCAATCGACGACAACACCGATGCCAATGCTGCGGTCGATACATCGCAGAGCGAGCTTCTGGACACGCTCAACACGACCGTGGCGACCCTCAATGACGTGGTGGACGAGCTTCAAGCCCAGCGCGACATGGAACGGACTCGGGACAGCCAAGTGTCGGGCCTTACCATCACGCCCGGCGCGAACTCGATCACCATCTCGGGCCACACCCGCTCCTACCTCGACCCCACGGCGAGCGTTGCCGTTACCGGCGATGCAATCTCCGGGCTGGCGGGGGCGACGACCTATTACATTCACTACACCGACCCGGACCGTGAAGGCGGGGCAGTCGGCTATCAGACCTCGTTGAACCTTGAGGGGGCAACGGCGACCCTGAGCGAGCCGCACCGGCATTTCGTCGGCTTTGCCACCACTGGAGGGGCCGCAACCAACGCCCCTGCGCCATACTGGAGAAACGGGCTTTGAGGCGGGCGACCGCTTCCGATGCACCGACGATCAACGCAATACTGAACCGCCCGGACATTCGGCCTCACCTGGGGCCGGGTGACGAGGCGGCGGACATCGCCAACCTGCTTGAGGACGGGCGCAACGTCTGTCTGTTCGACGAGCGTGGCGGGTGCATCTTTATCTGGCGCGGCCCGCGCATCTTCGAGGGGCACAGCTTCTTCACGGTCGGCGGGCGCAAGGCCCTCAAGGCCGGGCAGGAAGCGCTTTCAATGATCGACGCCGATCTCGTGTGGGGGCTGACCCCAATCGGCAATCGCAAGGCTGCATGGTTCAACCGGCGGCTTGGTTTTCAATCAACGGGAACAATGCACACGCCCGACATGGGGCTGTGCGAACTCTTTGAAATGAGGTTCTAAATGGGCGGATTAGTGGGCGGCCTCGTGTCGAGCATCATTGGCGGCAACAAGACAGACAGGGCCATCGACAAGGCGTCGGACGCGCAGTCGGCGGCGACCAGAGAGGCCATTGGGCTTCAGAAGGAAATCTACGGCCAGAACGTCGGCTTCCAGATGCCGCTCTACAACACCGGCATCGGCGCAATGGGGCAGATCAACGCCCTGCTCGGCCTTGGCGGCCCGTCAGCCGGTCCTAGCGGCCCGACACAGCAGACCCAGCCCTATGGCCAGCCAATCCCGGTCGGCAACCAGCAGCCGATGCTTGGCAACATTGAAACCGAGAGCAACGGGCTGTTCGGCCTCAACCGCGAACGCAGACAGCAGATGGGCCTCGCCGCGATGCAGCGCATGGGGATCAACGTTCCCCGGCAGCAACAGCAGCAGCCCCCGATGACTACGCCGCCCATCGCTGCCCCGCAGGCGACCACGCAGGAATCGGCCAACGCGGCCTATGACCGCTTCCGTAATTACACCGGCTACCAGACGCGGCTCAACGAAGCGAACAACGCCATGAACAGCGCCTATGCGGCGCGCGGCACGATCCAGAGCGGCGCGGCGATGAGCGACCTGTCCCGGATGAACCAGGACTACGCGTCGGCTGAGTTCGGCAACTACATGGGCTACCTCGGCAACCAGCAGCAGCTCGCGGCGGGCGCTGCCAATGCCCTGTCCGGCGTCGGCACCAACTACGCCAACCAGGCGGGCAACCTGACGATGCAGAACGGCAACAATCAGGCCAATGCCTACAT